GATACCTACTTGACGGGTTGTGCAATTCTCGACACGCCAGGAGAGACTTATTACTTGACTCTTGACATAGTGAATTCTACAACTTCTACATGCATGCTAATTACTGCAGACAACGTCGTTCTAGACTGCCAGGGTCATACAATAGATGGAGTTGATGCTGCTAGAACTGTTGGAATTGACTCTCGGGGTTATGGTAAAATAGCGACGATAAAGAACTGTACTGTAATGGACTGGTCTTATGCTATACAACTTGGGAGCAATAATAAAATTCAGAATTTGGTAGTAGAATCTAATTTAATTGGACTAATCATAGAATCAGTTGATAATATAACCGTTAAAGATTCTTTTTTTGACAATAATTCTTTAGACATTGTTTACGGCACAACCAGAGAGGAAATGTACTGTCATTCATACTTTGAAAATGTAACTGGTGCTGATAATAAGCCTATTTTGTTCTTCAATTCTACTGTTGAGATAAAGAATTGGAACAATAATGTAAGTGGCATTATACTATGCGGTGCAGACAATTCTGTCATAGACAATTTGGGAATAATTCCTACACATAGAAGTGGAGGAGGGGTATTTGTAACAGCAAGTAATAATGTCAGTGCAATCAATTCTATTTTTAAAAATATCCATAGCATAGATTTTGATTCAGAAAACGGTAATATTTTTAATGTAAGTTTAACTTCTACAAGGTATGGAGTAAATGTATATTCTAATTATACTACCTTGAAAAACATAGAAGTACAAAATTGTGATTATTATGGAATTTATATTCCCTGGGTTTTAAACAATTCTATAGAGAATGTAACAATATATAACTGTTCTGGAGGATTTTATTTGTGGCGGGCTAATTACACCAAGATAAGCAATTCAAAAATACAGAACTGTACTTACGGAATTTATTTACGGGAGTCAACAAACAATTCAATCTATAACAACCTATTCAACAACACTAACAACTTTTACTTTTATGGAACAATTTATGCAAACTATTGGAACACTACAAGGCAAACTGGAACGAGAGTTTATTCTTTTGGAAATGAGATAGGTGGAAACTATTGGACTAATTCTACTGGTAACGGCTATTCTGATACTTGCACAGATGCTGATAAAGACGGCTTTTGTGATGACCCTTATGTCTTAGCAACTGATAATGTTGACTACTTAGCTTTGAGCGACGAGTATCCTCCACCAACCACTACTACAACTCTGCCTCCAGTTCACGGCGTGCCTTTGCTTTCAAGAAGTTTTGTTGGTGTAGTTATGGGGCTTGGTGTGATAACTTTCATGACAACACTTTTTGCTATAAGTAAGCCTAAGACTATTATAGAATATATAATAGGTTTAGTAGTGATAGTGCATACTGTAATACTATTGATATTGCTTTTTGCCTAGCCAAATCCCCAGCCAACAGTAGAGTTGCATAGGCTCTGCTTTTTCATTATTGCTTCTTCTGCAGTTGCGTTTGAGCAGACTATCGCCTTGCAGGCGTTGAAGCCCTCTATCCAGTAGTGACGCCACATAAGCATGAGGATTAGGAAGACTATGATTGTTATTATGTCCAAGATTATGTAGAACAAGTAGCGCTTATTCTTGTCTTTTATCAATAGCTGGGCTAATAATCCTATACAATCACCTTTTTGCCCTTCCAAAATCCCCTCGCATACTCGTCTGCTTCTTCCCAAGAGCTGAAGACCATTATGTCGGAGCTGGGGCTTTCTTGGAAAATCCACTTCCCGTCTTCTGGGTAGGTAGGTTCAGTTTCTTCCTCAGACCAGGGGACTACTTCCTCGTTGGTATCGAAAAGAGGAAACACGGGCTTGGTTTCAAAGTAAATTGTTCGCATGTAGTTCGCTGGGGCAAACTTCCCTCCCCTGAATATAATGACCTTGCACACAGTTTCGTGAGTGTTCAGCATGGGATAGGCGACGAAATCAGTAATTTTTCTTACTCTGGGGTCTATGCTGCTCAAAAGTTGGGTTGTGTAGTAGATAGTGAGACTTCTTTTTCTCGAGCGTGAGAGAATGTTTGCTATTATAACTTTTGCCCATTTGTGTGAACGGCTATCACATGAGAGCCAAAATTCATCACCACCAAAGCAGCCTTCTCTTATGCTGTTGAAAGTAGCCACTGAGCCCACGAACATGTAGGGGATTTTGTACAGATGATAGTTGGAATAAATTCTTTGGCTATTCACAAGCCACTTCTTGAAGAGCAAGTAAGTAAGGGTAAGGGTCTTGCCTGCGCCTAGCTCCCCTACCACCGCAAACAATACCATTACTCAACTCTCACCTCCACGTTAAAGCCTTTAGTATTTAGCCAGCCCTTGACGTTTTCAGCAATCTTCTTCTTTATCTTTCCTGTAAAGAATGGGATTTCTCCCCAGGGCAATACTGAATAAATTATGTAGCTCTGCTCGTCTTCAAGCAGCAGCAGGTCGAAGACAGTGCTTTTCTTCAGCCAGCCTGGAGCGTCCTTTTCCCACTCCTGCTTGCTTTCAGCTATAAACTGCTCTAGGAAAGGCTTCATTTCTTCTGTTTTGGGCGTGATTATAATTTTACCCTTTAGCCTTTCTTTCTTTTTGAACAGCATGCTTATACCGTCTCTTTCAGCTTTGCAGACTGGGCTTCCCTTCTGCTTTTAATCCATTCGATTAACTGCTCCAAGAAACCTTTTTCCTTCTTCTCCTCTTCTGTTGGAGCGTAGTACTGCTCCTTAATCATCTCGTCGACAGTCTGAAGCCCAGCAGGCTTTTCCTCTTCAGGCATACTTTTTTTCACCTCCTTAACTTAATCCAGATAATAAAGAGCCAAGCTGCTTGCCCTTGCGCTTCTCTTCCTCCAGCTCTTTCAAGCCAGTGGCAAACAGGATGAGCTCCTTCCTTCCAATCCTATAACGAGAAACCCTAAGCTTCTCAAAAGTCAAAATGAACTTATCTATTATTTTAGAGCCATAGAATTCAGCCAAAGCCTTGAGCCCAGTCAAAATGAAAATCTCTTTTGGCGTCAAGTCAGTAAGCAGGGGAACATTTTCCTTGTCTGGACTGAGAAATTCCATTCCAATTCTTGCTACTGCTTCTTCAGTCCCCACAACTTTTTCCTTGTCTACAGGCATTCAACCACCTAAATATTCAATATTTTTCTAAAGGCTTGCGGGTTGCTCAAGGCATAGAAAAGCACGAACAACAGTATGGAAGCGCCTATTAATATAAGTATTAACTTTTTCATCTCAACAGGAGGCTTTTCTCCCACGTACTTCATAAGCTCGTGCAGAAACCTCATGTCTGTAGTGTCTCCAGCTATCTTCGGCGAAAGCTTTAGCTCGCTCTCGTAGAAAGCAGCATCTGTCACTGGCTCTACGGTTGCTTTGCGCATAATTGTTTTTAGCGTCCTGTCCTTGAAGCCCATAGTCTGCAGTATGGGCAAAAGCTTCTCTGGCGGCACTAGTTCCTCTCTTCCCTCACCTTCTTTCTTGACGAAAGCTAAAGGTATCTGGGTACTGTACTTGAAAACGTACAAAGGCTTGGAGAAGAGGAAGCGCTTGACTATTAACGGTCTTAGCTCTGAAGTACGAAAAGAGTACTTATCGCCCTTGTAGTCAAACATGAAATAACCGTCTTTTATTTCTCCACTAACAAATTCTCCAGTAAAATCGCTATGCAGCAACAAGGCTTCAGCTCTCATTCATTACTACCTCCAACTGCTCTAACAGTTTCAAGACCTTTTCTCCCTTCGGCGTCAAAAACCATTTGAACTCGTTGTTGTTGCCCACTTCTTTCCTAATCAGCTTCATACTTGCCAAGTAGTTCATCATAATGTAGTAGCTAAGGCGTGTCACGTACATGCTCTGCTTGTGGAAAGTTATGTAGCCGTTGGCTTTTATTTGCTTCAGCATTTCATAGCCTCTTGGGAAGATATACTTCATAATATTTAATTGTTTATGATATTTATATATGTTATAGGTCAATTTTTTAAACATCTAGAAGAAATTATTCTTGATAAACATGCCAGAAGCAAAAGATTATTTAAGAGGAGTAATAATAGGAGTAATCGTCTTTGTAGTCTGTAGTTTAGTAGTTTCAGAAGCAGTACTTCCAACAATACAAAATAGTGGAGTTCCTTTACTTAGTCCTCTTATAATCGGTAGTATAGTTGGCGCAGGACTCCTATTATTCCTAGTAGAATTTTCATATTTTAGTTGTTTAGACTATTTAAATATATTATAGGTAGGATTTTTAAATAGCCGAAGACAATTCATTCTTGATAAACATGGAAGCAAAAGAATACATAAAAGGCTTTATCATGGGCATAATTGCCTTCACGATTGGTGCTATAGTGGTCTCACAAGTGTTGCTTCCAACAATAAGCAACGTTTCAGGAGTTCCTCTGCTCAGCACTGCTATAGTCGGTACTATAGCTGGTGCAGGGCTGATAATGTTCCTAATAGGAATATTCATTTAAAGCCAGAGATTAGCCAAAGCACCAGATTTGCTTAGACTTATTTATTTTTTTCTTTTTTCAAAAAGCTTTTTATAGTCTTAAGAGTAATTGTAATTTATGAGAAAAGCACTGCCGTTAATTTTATTTTTACTCTTAATACCTACAGTTAAAGCAGATTACCCCTGGCTAAGTCTCATAAATGTCTTGCTGTCGCCAACGTGGATAGTGCTCTTAATGATTTTTGGCGTGTCTGCTGCTGCAGAAAAAATGCTCAATGGAAAAGGAATACCCTTTCTCGTACTTACAATCATGCTACTGATAGTTTTTTCCTTCCTTACCAAGACAATTCCAATATGGATTAGCATAATATTTTTGATTTTAGCATTTGGATATGCACTGATGAGGCAGAGAGAATGAGGAAGCTGGTCTTAGCAGCAATAACATTCTTCTTTTTAGCAGTAGCAGTAAGAGCTGATACCTACTTGACTAGTTGTGCAATTCTCGACACGCCAGGAGAGACTTATTACTTGAC